AAACAGAATTTTAATATTTGATGGATTAATACCTCACGCCGGTGTTCCATCAAAAAAGCAAGATAAATGCGTTATAAACTGTAACTTAATGGAAAAAACAATAAATACAAAACTAATATGATTAATTATTTTACAATAAAAGAATTTCTATCAATGGATGAATGTAATAAAATTTTAAACTTTTCTTTAAAAAATTTAGATTTAAAACCTGGAAAGGTAATGAATAATATGATAAATGAAAAGTATAGAAAATCATCTATTTCTTTTGCAAATTATGATACGATTTTTCCATTCTTAAAAATAAGATTAGTAGAAAAAATTTCAGAAAAAATAAAATTAAAAGGATATGATATAAATTTTGATAATGCACCGTTTCAATTTACCGAATATAAAGTTGGTGAATATTATAATTGGCATACTGATTCTTCGGCCGATGGTGAGTATGCTAAAAGATATTGTTCGGTAGTTATTCAATTAAATAATGATTATACAGGTGGAGATTTACAAATGAAAATTGATGAAAAGGAAGATAATATAACTTTTGAAAACGGAATTGGAAATTTATTTGTTTTTTTATCCGAAATTAATCATAGAGTTACTCCGGTGGATTCTGGTATACGATATTCGTTAGTTAGTTGGTTTAGTTTAAAACCTATTAATAATTACAAAAAAACACTTATATAATGGATAATTCAAAGTTATCTAAAAATTTTTTAAGTTGGATTACACAAAACAATTTTAAAAATAGTGTAATAATAGAAATCGGTTCAGGATATTCTACTTTATTTTTTTCAAAGTATTTTAAATTTGTTTATTCTTTTGAAGATAATGTTGAATGGTTTTTAAAAATAGATTCTTTATTAAAAAATAAAATAATCTCTAATGTAAAATTATCAATGTTTAATAAAGATATTTTACAAAATAAAGAATTTATAGACTTAATTAAGTCAGCCGATGCTTTTTTAATAGATAATAACCCGATATACATATCAAGAAGTATTTTTGCTAAACTAATACATGAATATAAAAAAAATGATTCTATCATAGTTTTAGATAATGGTACTTGGAATATTGATGCGTATAGATTCTTAAGAGAAAATTATTATTGTACGGATTTTCCATACGAAAGAGAAGATGGTACAGCAACAGAAACATCGGTATTTTTTAAAAAAATAGAAACAAAAAACAAGTCTAAAATAATTTAATAAAATGTTTAACGAATACATAGAAAACTTTATATCATTAGATGAATGTACCGAACTTATTAATTTTGGATTATCTTGTAATTTGATTGATATGAAATCGACATCATTTGATGATGGGGGTAATCCGTTAAAAAATCATAATTCAAATTTCTTAAAAAGAAAGGGATATTATTTCACAAATAAAGAAAAAGAACAAAAAACAATTAAAAATTTATCATCAAAGATAATAGAAATATCAAATAAATTATCACCATTTAAATCAACACTATATACTACGTGCGATAAGTATACATTTAACAAATACGGCAGTGGTGATTTTTTAAAATGGCATTCTGATATGCAAGAAATAAAAAACGCAGGAACAATAACTATTATTCTACAATTAAATGATGATTATATAGGTGGAGATATAAAATATAAAATAAATGATATAGAGTATGCTGTTACTAAAAAAGCAGGTAGTATATTTGTATTTGATTGTAATGTACCACATATGATTCAAGAAGTAGAATTGGGGAATAGATACTCAATAAATGCCTGGCCATCCCATAAAAATATTAAAACAATTATTTGATAATTTGGAATATTTTTCGTATATTAGAGTATTATAAAAACAATTAAACTCTAAAAGTATGAAATTAAAATCAGAGCAAGAATTACAAGCAAATTATGATAGATTTATTGCAGTAATCAAAAAGTATTTCAAAGGAGAAAGATTGGAGAAATTACTCCATATGTATTCCGAAGAAGAATTGGGTAGTAATTTAGCAGTATCTCCGGCATCCGGCTCAAAACATTATCACAACGCATATTTTGGTGGTTATATTGACCACATTTTCAATGTAACAAAGAATGCTCTTAAAATGAGAGATTTATTTATTGCACAAGGTGGAATAATTGATTTTACAGAAGAAGAATTGGTATTCAGTTGTTTACACCACGATTTGGGTAAATTGGGTATCAAAGGTGAAGTTCATTATCTACCAAATCAGGAAGAATGGTCTCAAAAGAAATACGGAACACTTTTTGTTCGTAATGAGAAAATCCCTTATATGACATTAACTGATAGAACTTTCTTTACTTTAAACCACTATGGTATTCAATATAATGAGAAAGAATATTTTGCAATCAAACTTACCGATGGCATGTATGATGAAGATAATCAAAAATATTTAGCAGGTCACGACTTAAAGAAACAATTAGTTTATAAGTTGCAATTTATAATGCACTGGGCGGACCATATGTCTACAATCATTGAAAGACAGAATAACATAGATTAACTGACATAATTTCCGAAAATAAGTTTGGTATAGTATTTGAATAATATTGGTATATTATTTAACCAAAAAAATTAAAATTATGTATTACACGAGTTTTGACAAAGTTTTTGACACTTTATTTGAAACCAATTCTCCAATTTGGAAAAATCATTCAACTACATTTGTGCCATCTAAATTCGCAGTTGAAGTGAAAGATGATAAAGCATTCATCGCACTATCAGTTTTAGGACACGACCCTAAAAATGTAGAGATTAATTGCTATGAAGATAAAATTGAAGTGGTAGCTAAAAAAGAAAATAAGGATGAAAAAACAGCAGTAGACCAATTAGTTGCAAACATTAATGAGACAATTACATTGGGGAAAGATTTGGATGGTAGAAATGCGAAAGCAGAAATTAAAAATGGTATCTTATCAATCGTAGTAGAAAGAAAAGAAGAGTCCAAACCAAAAAAATTAACCATAAAAGTTGGTTAATTCAGTTATTTTTCGTAGATTAAAAGGGTAAGTTCTTATGATTTTACCCTTTTTTTATTTAAAAAATATTTATTACTATGATATATAATGAAAAAATACAAACGCTTTTAGAAGCATTAGATGGTAAATTGCGTATTCTAAAGAATGTTGCAAATGGTGCACAACAATTATCACCAACCGATATTAACCAAACAATTGATGATGCTCAAAAAATTGTTGAAAGAGTATCCGAATTAACAAGAATTAATAGATAATGAATTGGCTTAAGATTTTAGTCGGAATTTCCGCACTAATTATCGCTGGTTGTGCAGCATATTTTTCGGTAACAGGATTGGGTGTATTATTTGCCGGAGCATCACTTTCGGTAATGATAATGGCTTCCGCATTAGAACTAGCAAAGTTAGTTGCAGCTACATATTTAAAACAAAAATGGGATGAAATTGGTGGATTTAATAAGTGGTACATAACGATTTCCGTTGGTGTTCTTATGTTAATTACATCTGCCGGTATTTTTGGTTACCTTTCAAACGCGTTCCAACAACAAAATATTCAGTTGATGCAGATTGAAAGAGAAATTTCCGTTTTTGATACAAAAATTAAGCAAAATGAGAGTGAAATTGTTCGTTATACTACACAATTAACTAATCAGCAAAACATTCGTAACTCACAAGAATCAAATCTTTCTAAACAAATTGATAAAAACGTATCTACATCAAGGGTTTCTCAAATGATTCGTAATGCGGATAAAGAAATTACTACAATTTCAGCAAAAATAAATAAATTAACCGAAGAAAACAATAAAAATTACGAAGAAATCAACAAAATTAAGAACGCAAACATTGATATAGAGAAAGAAGTAGGTGGATTCCGATTTGTTGCCGAAGCATTCAACGTAGAATTGGCTCAAGTAGTGAAATTTTTCATATTTTTGATAGTTTTGGTGTTTGACCCACTTGCGGTTGCTTTAATTATCGCATTTAACGGGTTAATTTCTGATAAAAAACGTAAACAAAAGGAGATTTTAGTAGAGATGATGGAAAATGACCAAAAATTAGGGTTATATGAGGTTTATGGTGATAAAAAAGAGGATATAGTGGAAAATATTTCACAAAATACCGAAGATAGTGGAAAAAATTCTACAAAAGAAGAAGAAATTCAGACTATAGTGGAAAATAATTTAAGAATTGCCATAGACTTGGATGGCGATGGTAATATTGACGGATACGATACGGATGGGGATGGAATGATAGATGAATGGGTTCCAAAAACATCAATGCGAGGAAGAGAAATTAGAAACAAATTACCTTATTACGCAAGAACCGACTTTGATTGGGAAAATAAAGCAAATTGGATAAATGACCGGAATGCTGTCAACTATTGGTTGAAGTATAAGAAATCACAGCAAGATGATTTGATTAAAACTTATTAATAATTTTGTATTTTAAGTTATTTTTCGTATATTACATTCTATGAATATAGGATATGCATGTATTAATATGAGTATGGGTAAGCAGGTTTCTACAAACCGTGCTATGATTAAAAAAACCTTCGAATCCAAAGGTTTAGATTATGTTTCCGAGCTTGCACTTAAAAATTCGGCAGATATTATCAAAATTTTAGAGTGGAATAGGTTGAATGGTATAAAATTCTTCCGATTATCTTCTGCAATCATTCCATGGGGTGACCACATTGATTTAACTCAACTCAAAGATTATAAAGAAATTAAGAGAGAACTTAAAAAAGCAGGTGATTTTGCTAAATTTTGGGATATGCGCATAAATTCTCACCCTGGTCCGTTTTGTGTACTTACTTCACCAAATGAAACGGTTGTAAACAATACAATTGCAGATTTGGAACTACATGGTAAGATATTTGATATGATGGGGTTATCTAAAACACCATATAATAACATTAATATCCATTGTAATGGGGTTTATGGGGATAAAAAGAGTGCAATGGATAGATTTATCACCAACTTCAATAAGTGTTCTAATTCGGTTAAAAAGAGGCTTACAATTGAGAATGATGATAAGGGTTCTATGTATTCTGTTAAAGATTTGATGTATATTCATAAACATACAGGCATTCCAATTGTATTCGATTACCACCACCACCAATTTTGTACAGGTGACCTTTCAGAAGAACAAGCACTTAAACTTGCAGCAACAACTTGGCCAAAAGGAATTAGACAAGAAGTTCACTATTCGGAATCAAAAGCATTGCACGAAAATAATCCAAAAGAAAAACCACAAGCTCACTCATTATACATTAACTCACTACCAAATACATACGGATTGGATATTGATATTATGGTTGAAGCAAAAGCAAAAGAATTAGCAATATTAAAATTTATATAATATGAAAAAATACGCATTATACATCGGAAGATGGCAGACTTGGCACGCAGGACACGAATGGTTAATAAATCAGCAACTAAACAAAGGAAAAAATGTTTGGGTTGCAATTAGAGATGTAGAGGTTGATGAAAATAATCCAAAATCAGCACAACAAGTTCTTATGGATTTATCAAAAGAAAAATTCTTTATAGAAAATTCAAATAAAATTATGATTTCAATTATTCCTGATATTGAATCGGTTAATTATGGTAGAGGTGTTGGTTATGAAGTTATTAATCATCCACCACCGACTGATATTGAAATGATTAGTGGAACAAAGATTAGAGAAGGTTATATGGATACAAACGGAGATGTTATAGAGTATGCCACTAGTTAAAAGACATATAGTAAAAAGTATTAGTTATCGTTTTATTGGAACTATAACTACAATTATACTTACCCTATTTGCCGGTCTTCCTATAAAATGGGCAGGTATGGTGGGATTGGGTGAGTTGATAATAAAACCAATTATTTATTTTCTACATGAAAGAGTTTGGTATAAATTTATAAAATACGGATTAAAAAAACAAAAATGAAATTAGTAATCGACAAAGACAGTAGAGGTTTTGAAACAAAAGAATTTAGAGAATATCTAAAAACTCCATGTCCCAAAACAGAAATTACACAACAGGAAGCAGACGAATTAAGACATCAATTAGAAGAAGGATTGAAACAGCATCCGGGTTTAGGAATTTCAGCAACTCAATTAGGTATTAAAAAAAGAGCATGTTTAATTCAATTTGCAGATGAAGAACTTTTCTTTTTAAACCCTGTTATTAAAGAAAAATCTAACGAAGGATTTCTTTTTTATGAAGGATGTCTTTCAATTCCAAGAACAATCGAAAAACCAATTAGAACAATTAGAGCTTGTAAAATCGTAATTGATACCGATAATATGGGTGAAATGACTTTTGAAATTAATCCTGAAGGAGATAAACAAGGTGAACAAATTTCAAAAGAAACAATGATGACAGTTATTGTACAACATGAGATTGACCATTTGGATGGTTTTACAATTAAAGATAGAGTATACAATACAACGGTGTTTAATAAACAAACATATGGTAGAAATGATAAGGTTGTTATGAAATCGCCGGATGGAGATATGGTTGAAGTTAAATACAAAAAAGCAAACGATTATTTTTTAAAAGGATATGAAATAGTATAATTATGAAAATAACTTT